GGAATCATATCCTTCTTATTGAAGAACTTAGACTCAGAAAGGATAGCAGTATCCTTGATTGTAGAATTCTTTTTAATCTTATCTAGTAGTGACATAGAATCTCCTTTGTATGGGCCGCAACCCTATACTTACTTGTAGTATGTTTAACGTATGAAATCAACTGTTTAGTATGTGCTCAAGGCGCTTTTTGAATTCGGCAATCTTAGCTGCACGATTAGGCCAACGAATCATTTCGTTCTTATCAGCGTCCTTAGCAAGGTTATTTAGCAACGGAAGTATAGATTTGTACATCGCTTCTGCTTTATTTTGTGCTGCTTGTACTTCATCGGCATCTACAAACTCTGTATCTGAGTGTGTAGTAAAACCGAAGTCAAAATCTTCGTCTAGTTCAAATTCCGCCATTGTAGTTCCTTAATTAAAAAAGTCTTCGAGAGTAGCTCTATGCTCAATCTCCCAGCCGATAGCACCTGTAATAGTCTTAATCGGCTCCAGGAATGCCTTATCGAACTGCATGTTACGGTCAATGTACATGTCCATGCCAAACTCCTTAGGTAGTTCAGATGGGCAAGCAATCACAGACGTATGCAGAGGGTTAGGGGTTATGCAATAGGCATACTTGATCTTCTGACCAGAGTTAATCGCTTCGTACTTCCTATCAAGATTAAGCTTCTTCAAGTGAAAGTTATAGACCAAAGACCCCTTGACGTTAATCGGCGTTCCCTTCTGGAAGATCGAGCTACGATCAGCATACTTATCTAGATCCTTGACTGAACGAGGCGAAGCAACCTGATACCTGAGGAGTCGAAGTACGAATAGCCTCGATGCCCATCATCTTAAGCTTAGGCTTAGCATACTGCACACCCTCCTGGTTGTACACGTTCAAGATGTAGCGCTTCTTAGCAGTCCAGATGCCCTTGTCAGCGATACATTCACGCTTCATCTTCATCTTCTGATCAAAGCCATTAACAAGATCACATAGCTCCTGGTAGCACTTATCGATGTAAGGCTCAAGCACCTTAACGCAGACTTTATCCAGGTACTCGACTTCCTGCTCTTTAGTCATCTCCTTACCAGCAAGCCCGATGAACTTGTCAGCTTTGATATAGACAGAGTCAGTATCGCAAGCAATCACATAGTCAACACCTTCGGTCTTGAATGTCTTATTCAGATACTGGTTAAGCTTGATCTCAATCCAACGTGTAGTTAGCTGACCCGATGAAGTAATCGCCTCCGCAAACTCATTACGATACCAGCGGAAGAACTTGTTACCAAGCGCACCATAAGCTGAGTTCAACTGAATCTTCTTAGCCATCTGAAGGTTATTGAACTTCGAAATGTCCTTGGTCAGTTGTACCTTATCTTCGTCAGAGGCAACTTCGTAGGCCTTCTTAGCATCAAGCATCTTACCCTTATAGATAACACGCTCGTCATAGTACTTGTGCATTAGCGCAGGTAGGAAGCCCATCTTCTCACGATTAAAGGTAGTCAGATTAGCAGCTACCGCAACGTCGCGGTCTTTAATATCCTCCTGATGATGAGCAAGGTACCCATCTAGGATACGTCCGACGCGACTTTCTGCGTCTTCCTTAACAAAGCATTCATCATTACCGGGTAGCCAGCCCGCAAACGTCTCAGGAGAGATATTATACTGCATGATGATATGCGGATATAGTGAGTTCAGGTCAAGCGACACAACCCACTTATGCATACCTACCTGAGGGTCCTTAACATAGCCACCCAGAATACCTCGATCATGCTCAGGTACAGAGATCTGATGCACAACGATATTGCGCTCGAGCAGATAGTTATGGATGATAACATCCCATGCACGCACAGTCGTAAACGTATCTTGGTAGTTAACCTTAGCGTCATAAGCCATAGCGTATACCAGCTCAATCAGCTTAAGCTTATCATCAAGACGATCAACCAGCTCAACGTCGCGAATATTGTAGTCTACATACATCTGCCAGTTGCCAGTCTGCAGACCTGCTAGCGAACCATACTCAGCGTAGTCCAACTTACGTTCACCAAGCTCAACGAAAGCGATATGGTCAAGCGAGTATGACTCTTGAATCGAGTATGCAAACTTCTTATAGAGCTGAATATAGTCAAGCACGGTAATGCCTACCGGCTCCCATACCTGATTAAACTCACCCTCACGCCCCCCAAGACGAGGTACTTTACGCTCGTTTAGATATTGCCACGGTGACAGCTTACGAGCTTGAGACATACCCAGTACACGAATGATGCGGTTAACGATGTAAGGAATATCGAAGAACTCAACGTTCCAGCCTGTCACGATGTCAGGTGAGTACTCAACAGAGTTCCAGATCTCAATAAACGAACGAAGCAGAGCATGCTCATCAGCGCACTTATAGTAAGTCACGTCAGGGTTCGTATTAACATACTCCCCGCAGCCAAAAACAGCCTTCTTACCATTGCGTGAGATCGTAATCAGAGTAATCTCATTGTCAGCTGCCTGGATGTCAGGAAAGCCTTTTTCGTTAGAGATGTCGACCTCGATATCGATCGAGCAAACAGAAATAAGCGACGGGTCATATTCGACCTCGCCGCGGTAATAATCATAAATAAAGGTATAAACAAAATTGTTTAATCCGTATACGGTTGTACCGTGTACGTCTTTGTATTGGCCTAGGAAGTCTCGTGCTTCTCTGATTGAATCGAAATCTACCCGACCCACACCCTTACCTTCAAGAGTCTTATACTTAGTCTCTTTAGGAGTGGGGACGAATAGATATGGCTTGTAGGGAATTTGCTCTTGAATACGCTTACCGTCTTCGTAACCACGAAGTAGGATATCGTTCTTAGAGAGGGCAACGTAAGTGTAAAATTTAGACATCATGACTCCGTAGTAATAAACATTGTTATATACTAACAAGCTTCAATTCAACACCACCTATTACATCCTTCGAACAGTTAGAGCTTGAGAAGGGTAAAATTCAACTTACAATCATGAAGATGGCAGCTGCTGTTCTTGGCGCTATCATGTTAGCGGTTGTATTTATTTTTCTCATCGGCATGTTCATGCCAAACGAACTTATCGACAATAACGAAATCTTCAAGATCATCGGACCAGCATTCTCTACGATCGTAGGTGCCTTCGTTGGTGCATTTGCTACTATGATGGGCATGAAGGTTACTGAGCTTGATACAAACGTTAAGACTCAAGAGCTCGGTAAAACAGACCATAAAGCTCTTGCAGAAGCTCACAAGATCAACGCAGAAGCTGAATCAATCGAAACAGACAACGAAATCAAAATGATGGCAGCTGTCGACAAGTATCTCGATTCAGATGATGACTTCGGTCCATTCTAAGGAGTAGATAATGACACAACTAACAGAACATTTTAATCTTAGTGAGATGACCGTCTCTCCTACAGCAAAGAGACTCGGGCTATCTAACCAACCAACTGCAGAGCACATTGAGAATATGCGCTACTGCTGCGAGAAGATCCTTGAGCCTGTACGTGCTAAGTTCGGACCAGTAACGATCAACTCTTCATATCGTGCTCCTGCTGTTAACAAGGCTGTTGGTGGTTCAAAGACCTCTCAGCACGTTAATGGTCAGGCAATTGACTTCGAAGTCAAGGGCGTTGATAACAAGAAGGTTGCTGACTGGGTTGCTGATAACCTTGAATTCGATCAGGTTATTCTAGAATTTTACACAGCCGGTGATAAGAACTCTGGATGGGTCCATGCATCGATCAAGAAGGAAGGCGGCAATCGCAAGCAGCGTCTGATTGCTAAGAAGTCTAAGGCTGGCGGTACTCAGTACGTTCCGGTTGCTGACTTTGATCCGTCAACGACAAAAGAAGCAGGTGCTCCTCTAGTAGCTGGTCCAGCAGCTCCGAAGCCGTCAGCGGCTGCTCCAAAGGCAGCTCTAGTTGCAGCGGGTCTTGGTCCATTAGCAGCTCTCCAAACTAAGTGCGGCATTTCTGCCGATGGTAAATGGGGTCCGGGTACTTATAAGGCAGCTCGTGACTTCTTCAAACTAACTAATAACCAGGCAGCACACTTCTTCGGACAGTGTGCTCATGAGTCGGGTAACTTCAAGG